GACTAACTATCTTAGCAAAGTCAGCAAAGAATTTAAAGACACTATTGGTGACGGTACTGCTGTTAATTGGAAAGTAGGAGCAGGCGGAAAAGGTAATGAAGGTGTTGCTGCTATGGTTCGTCAATTACCTGGTACATTGGGATATGTTGAGTTTGCTTATGTAAAACAAACTAAAATGAACTGGGTTAACGTGCAGAACAGTGCTGGAACTTGGGTAGCACCAACTGAAGATGCATTTAAAGCAGCCGCTGCAAATGCTGATTGGAATAAAACATACTATCAGATATTGACTAATCAAGAGGGAAAAGAAGCATGGCCAATCAGTGGTGCTACATTCATTCTTGTGCATACCAAACCAACTGATGCCACAGCGGCTAAAACTGCTATCAACTTTTTTGATTGGGCGTTTACTAATGGCGATAAAGCAGCAGATGATTTAGACTATGTTGCATTGCCTCTAGCAGTGAAAAACAAGATTCGTGCAGACTGGAAAAAGTTAGCACTACACTAAACCGACCGCAAGATTGAGCGGAGGCTGGAACTCGTAACCAGCACTAAGGGCCGAAAGGCTCTTTTTTACCTTTTCATTAAATCGTTTGTGAAATCTAAGAGCAAGTCGTGATGTACACCACCGTGCCACTTGCCCTTCAGATAACTATAGCTATCATACCAAAATTGTTCTGATTCGGGATGACAGCCTATTAGTCCTATGCGTTTTTGATATATTGCCATAGCATCACCATTTGCATATGTAGCAATTGTTTTGAATTTATGTTTGTTGCCGATCAATGCACATCCATCATAAAAGAACATTTTCATGGGTTCAGTCTTCCATGTAATACTTAAGTTCTTGGCATGAGGTCTGCGAGTGTCTGCTCCAAGTTGGTTGATATACTGAACCGCATCCACATCATCTAATACATTTAAGTAATGACTGCCTGCCCAATATGCTCCCATACAAATACCCAAATATCTTCCACCATTATTGATGAACTCTCGTACTCTATCACCGTTGTTTTTGAATAGTTGATCAAATGTACTAGCATCCCCTATTCCTCCGGGAACAGCAATCATATCTACATTGTCAAAGAAATCGTATTCTAGAATGTTTTTGCTGAATATTTTGAAGTTATAGTATTGGCTTAATGCCTTCATTATTCCGTTTCCTGACTGCACTGAGCATTTTGGATCGTACAAGAATAATGCGATTGTAGGTTTCACGTTCTTATTTATTGTTAAGTAAATGGTTGACATAAATACCTATAGGGAGTATAATACTAGTATGCAAATTCAAACTGCTTTAGATTGGCAAGAAGTATCGGATAAACTAAAAACCGATCTCCATACAATAGGCTATAATCCAGATTTGAAAAAGATGTATACAAACATACAACTTATGGTAACTGAATTGAGCAAACTTGAAGTAAATGGGCGTAGGTTGCGTACTACAAACTTTACCCAAACTCATGTAAATGTTATTAACAAAGCAATAGACCACTTGGAAAAGCTAATTCTAATGGGTCTACTGATGAAATAAAATGAATAATCAACTTATGTCCGGCGAAATGTTACCTGGATTACAAATAATTGAACATACAAAATACAAAGATAGTCGAGGTGACTTTTGTGAACTATGGAAGATCAATCACGACCAGATGCGTGGTAATTTTCGTCAATTGAATATTGCTAGTTCCAAACGTGATGTATTGCGCGGCATGCATAGACAAAATCAATACAAGCTGATAATGCCAGTTTATGGTAGTATATTTGATGTAGCACTTGATCCCGAAACTGGAAAATGGTTTGGGATTTTTCTAGATAATACAACTGCATTATTAATTCCTCCACAATACGCCCACGGATATCTAGTATTATCTGACGAAGCAATAGTACAATATGTGGTAGATGCTCCATATAATAAAGCAGCAGAAGAAAACTTCACATGGAACAAATATGGAATTGAATGGCCGGTTGACGGCTCTCCTCATTTATCTAAAAAGGATTCAGTGTGAAAATTGGATTTAACTGTAGTAGTTTTGATTTTTTACACGCCGGCCATGTGACCATGTTAAAGATGGAAAAACAATTATGTGATTATCTTATTGTAGCATTGCAAATTGATCCTACTGTTGACCGTCCGGGTGTTAAAAATCAACCTGTACAAAGTGCATATGAACGGTATGTACAATTACAGGCTTGTAGGTATGTAGATGAAATTCTCATTTACGAAACCGAGTACGATCTGTTACAACTAATACAAACTCAAACTATTCACGTACGGTTCTTGAGTGACGAATATTTGAATAGGGACTTTACAGGTAAACAATGGTGTATTAATAATGGGATTGAGTTACACTATCATAAACGTCAACATAATTATAGTTCAAGTGAACTACGTGCCAGAACAGCCAAACTTGAGAATGATAAAAATGTAGGATTTATCAGTACAGACAATCACCTACCGCAATACTCTACTGAACTTATTAAGTCTCCAATCGGCAATTAAAGGTTGACAACAAATGGTTTTGGGTATATAATATATACTTAGACAGTTAATTAATGGACTACACAATGGCTAAAAAAATCTCTATCAAAGTTTTCGCAGATCCAGGACATGCATGGGCCCGCTTCCCTAAAGCAAAGTTGGTGGCACTTGGCATTGCGGATAAGATTAGTCCCTACAGCTACCAGAACGGCACCAATGCTTTCTTGGAAGAAGACTGTGATTTGTCGGTCCTAGTTAACGCACTCCGTCAGCGTGGATATGAGATTAAATTCAACGAAAGCCATGCTAATAAACAAAGCAAAATCCGCAATTACTCTACGTATCGGGCTTGACATTAAATGGTTTTGGGTATATAATACACACATAGACACTAACAAACAAGGAGAAGTATATGACAAACAGAACATACACATTCATCAGCAACTCTAAAGTCAAAGAGATCCTGGAACTCAGCGACAAGCTCAGAGAATGCCTGGAGTATCCCAACAGTGAGACTTCGTTGGATGAGCGCCGCTACTCAGAGTTCTTTGAACAGAAGATCCTAGACGTTATTGATCGTGGCTAAAATACAACAAACAAATGGTTGACCGGTTTTGAAAAATCGGGTATAATACACCCATGGAAAGCAACACACAGGAGAACAGTATGAAAGACATTATCCGCACTGCACCCCACGCCTTTTCCTGGCTTAGCACAAAGCAGGTGTGCCAGCGTTGGAGTGCTTTCTATGCTGCAATTGGTTGACATTAAATGGTTTTGGGTATATAATAGAGTCTTAATCAGTTAATTAAAGGACAACGAAATGCGTACAAAATCCGTCATTCAGGGCTTCAAGAATTCTCAAAAAATTCGCGTCATTATCGACGGGGTCGGCATCTATATGACTGTCGGTGAAACAACCAGCCGATTTGCAACTACTGTACACTATCAAGCTGTTGAGTCAACCTTGCATCTGATGGCACGTGAAGGGTGTGATGGTATTGGTCATCGTATTGGAGTGTATGACTTCAATATGAACAAGGTTCACGTTGACGTTCAAGTTGACATTCTTCGGTAATTGCAGGAATATTTAATGGAAATCAAAGTAGAGGGTAGTCGCAGGAATCGCAAGTTTGTGGAAGCAATCTTGCCTTCTATGGTTACTCAATTGAAACTTGACCGTTGCCAAAAGGCACTGTTGATCCGTTTGTATGACGAATGCGAAAGCAATGAGGGCATGACTTTGGACCTCAGTGCAGTTACCGGAGCTTACTTGGTAGTGATCAAACCCAAACGTAAATTGAAAGAAATTGCATTGACCCTTGCACATGAAATGGTGCATGTAAAGCAAATGGCAAAAGGTACCTTGAAAACCACAAAAAACGGGGTTAGAATATGGGCTGGTAAAAGGTATAGTAAGAATACTGCATACCTTTCTTGTCCTTGGGAAATTGAAGCCTTCAGCAAACAAGAGTTGATTCTCCGTCGTGCAATTGAAGAATAAAGTTCCAAAACATATCATTAATTCTTGACGATAAATCCTCAATATGATATACTGTGTTTTTAGTTTGATAGTGTTAGTTAAATAAACTTGTAAAGGAAATAAAATGGCAGCAGTAATTAGTGACAATCTGACAGTAACTTCAGTGCAAGCCCGCAAGGCTATGTTGAAAGCGTTTAAATCCAAACGCCCACTGTTCATCTGGGGCCCTCCCGGAATCGGCAAAAGTGAAGTTGTAGCAGATGTTACAAAAGAGTTGGGTGGTCATATGATTGACTTGCGTATGGCTCAAATGGAACCCACTGACATTCGGGGTATCCCTTACTTCAATCGTGATATCAACAAGATGGATTGGGCTGCTCCTGTAGATTTGCCTGATGAGGAACTTGCATCACAATTCCCTATCGTTGTTCTTTTCCTTGATGAAATGAATAGTGCATCACCTGCTGTACAAGCAGCTGGTTATCAGTTGATTCTGAATCGCCGTGTAGGTAAGTACAAGTTGCCCGATAACGTTGTTATCGTAGCAGCAGGTAATCGTGACAGTGACAAAGGTGTTACTTATCGTATGCCGATGCCCCTAGCTAATCGTTTCTTGCACTTGGAAATGCGCCCTGACTTTACTTCATGGCAAAACTGGGCAGTTAACAAAAGCATTCACAAAGACGTTGTGGGTTACTTGAGTTTTGCTAAACAAGACCTGTACGATTTTGATAGCAAATCATCAAGCCGCGCATTCGCTACCCCGCGTAGCTGGTGCTTTGTGTCTGACTTGTTGAATGATGAGGACGACACTGACAATGATACATTGTTCAATCTGATTGCGGGTTCTGTTGGTGAAGGTCTTGCTGTTAAGTTTGCTGCTCACCGCAAAACTTCAGGTAAGATGCCTCAGCCGTCAGATATTCTTTCAGGTAAGGTAACTGATTTGAATGTCAAGGAAATTTCTGCAATGTACTCGCTTACTGTTTCATTGTGCTATGAATTGAAAGATGCCCTTGAAGTTCAAAAAGTGAACAACAAAAAGTTCCACGAAATGGCTGACAATTTCTTGTCTTACATTATGAAGAATTTTGAGACTGAATTGGTTGTTATGGGTGCTAAGATTGCACTTAAAACTTACAAGTTGCCGATTGAGCCAAGTCAACTGAAACACTTTGATGAGTTTCACAAGAAATTTGGTAAGTACATTGTAGACGCAGGTAATTGATTTTATGGGTGAGAATGGTGTGAACATTCTCACTCTTTTTACTTGTGTTAAAATGGCAACTGTGCTATAATATAGCATATATTTGATAAAGGACTGAAAATGAGTAGTGTAATTGCCCCAACAAAAAAGAAAAAGCGTTCTGACAAGTTTGATAAACTAGTTGGACCCACCGATCCTAAGATTGACAATCTAGCCCGTGAACGATTGATTTCGGCACGTGTGGGTTTGCTGTTGCGTCATTCATTCTTTGGCAATCTTGCTACCCGTCTTAAATTAACTAATGCTGATGAATGGTGTAGTACTGCGGCTACTGATGGACAGAAATTCTATTACAATAGCCGTTTCATTATGCTATTGAAACCCAAAGAAGTTGAATTCTTGGTCGGGCACGAGGTCCTTCACGTTGTTTACGATCACATGGGTCGTGTCGGTAAGCGTGACCCACAAATGTTTAACATTGCTAATGACTATGCAGTTAATGCAGACTTAAAGCGGCATGGTGTTGGTCAGTTTATTACAAGTGTTCCCTGCTTGTACGAAAAAAAGTACGACGGCAAAGCCAGCGAGGAAATCTATGATGACTTGATGCAAAACGTTCAGAAGATTGATATCAATAGTTTGATTGATCAAATGATTGACGATCACATGGATGGTGAGGGTGATGGCGAAGGTGAAGAAGTTGACGGAAGTGGTAAGGGTAAAGGTCGTCCTAAAATGTCCGACGAGGAACGTGAACGTGTTCGTCAAGAAATGAAACAGGCTATTATCAGCGCAGCATCAAGTGCCGAAGCTGGTCAATTGCCCGCAGGTGTTGAACGTCTAATCAAGCAACATACTGACCCAGTTATGCCTTGGCGTGAACTGATTCAAACAAACTTGACTAGCAGCATTCGTACTGATTATTCTTGGATGCGTCCCTCACGTAGGGGTTGGCATATGGATGCTATCATGCCCGGTATGACTCCCGGAGAAGAAATTGATGTGATTGTATCACTTGATATGAGTGGCTCTATCAGCAACAAGCAAGCACAAGCATTCTTGGGTGAGATTGCAGGTATGATGGATGCGTTTGATGGTTACAAGGTCCACGTATTCTGTTTTGATACCGATACTTACAATCCACAAGACTTTAACAGTGAGAACATGGACAGTATTGATGAATATGAACCACAAGGTGGCGGTGGTACTGACTTTGATTGTATCTTTGATTACTTGAAGAAAAATGCAATTGAACCCAAACGATTGATTGTGTTTACTGATGGATATCCCTGTGGTTCATGGGGCGACCCTGACTACTGTGATACTACTTGGATCATTCACGGTGATAAGAATCCAAATCCCCCATTTGGGACTTATGCATTGTATGACGAGGCATGATATACGAAAGTCCGGACGGAGGCGAAACGGTTTATGAACGTGAATCGGGTTCCTCCGAACGTAAGTTAATTCGGGATAACCGAACTATAGATGGTCGTCCATTGCATGAACACATAATGGAAAATAAACTGTGGGGTGAAATACACCGTGCAGCAAAAACAAACGTAGCATTAGCAGATATATTAGAACAGGCAAAGATGGTATATGCGCTCATCAAAAAAGAAAACAACTAGATTTGTTGTTATGTGGGACATGTTTGGGCTTGAAGCCTTAATCAATGTCACAAAAATTGAAAAAGAACATGAACAATGGGAAAAAGAAAACATTTGGCGTATTCTCAAGGAACAGAATGAGACTGTTCGGCCAGCACATGTTCCTTTGCATCATATGATTCTTAGGGCTAAATGTAATAGTCAACGGCATTATGAAATCTATACTTTTGATTCAGAATTATCTGAAGAAGATATTAGAGAAACATTTGAAGATAGTCCACAAGTAATAGCTGATGCTATTCGTAATGTAGGATATAAATTTTATAGTAACAGAGCAACAAAGAAAGCGGTAATTGTATGATGTATATTGGTACAAGTTTGGGTAGATGTTTGCGTTCTATTCTAATAGGTGAAGTGTCCAAAGAGGATGTGGTATTGATTATCACCCGAACCAAAGCAGAAAATTTGGCAAAATTCATGTTTGTAGTAAAAACATATTTTGATGATGGTGGCAATATTACTTCACCCCGACCCGCCGACTATAATATTGCAGTGAAGCCATGGGATGAAGTAGAGGAACTTGCAAAATATTTGTATACTAGCGGAAAGATTCACCAGCCAAGAAACGTTGCAAGTTTGGGGAATAGTTTCATTCATCCTGGATTGAGTAATGATGTTTGGATAGAAGTATCTGCTAAAAGCAGGAATACTACACCTGCGGTTGTGCAAGCATATGAGCATTACAAAATGCTTGACTCATTGACCCAATAACACTCATAAAAATATTTTGTTGAGTATATTAGATATTAAATATCTATGTACTCAAGGAGAATAATTTATGAGTTTTTTAAAACATGTCGGTAAACAAGGTGATCGTAAGGTCGCTATCATTTTTCGTGAGGTTCCAGGTGAACCCCACATGTGTCTTGTAACATATACAGAAACACTAAATCAACACATCCACGATCCATTGATACGTTGTATTGAGAGTGATATTGGTCAACACGCTGAATCATTGTCTGATGCATTACACCGCACCTTAGGTTTAGATGGTAATCCAATATTGCAAACATTGCATCGTGAAGGTTTACTAAAGAAAGTAAACACGGAAAATATTATTGTCACACCCAATCCTCAAACTAAAATTAAATTAAATGAACTTAATAAAATTTTAACTGAGATGAAACAGGGAGAAGATGCGGTTAAACGCATGGCTGATATTGATCAAAGCAGAGGGATGCAAACTCCAGCTGAAGTAGCACGTAGACAACGTGAAAATAAAACACGGGATGCAAAAGTACCAGAAACCGCACCATTGTTAGCAAGCGGCAATAGTGCATTGGGTGATAATGCAATTGCACATAATATGCGTTACCAGGCTGCAAAGATGGCGGCTGAGGCTAAAGGATTATTAGTTGAAAGTGAAATATTAATGAAACAAGCTAATGAGATGGATCCTCCACCAGCAGTCAAGAAACCAAAGACAACAAAGAAGTCAGTTGTAGTTGAAGCGCCAGTTGTGGCTGAACCTACACCTAAAGTAAAGAAAGCAAAAGTTAGTGCATAATGAGTCCAGAATTCATAGAAAAGTGGGAACATATACTTGAAGATGTTGAGAAAAATAAAATACCAGTAGAATTTATCAAGAAATTGATAGTTAAACTTAATGGTAAAAAACAACATACTATTAATATTGAAAAGTTTTTTAGTCAAGGAGTGGATCCGGAACAGATAGAAGAAATTGTAAGTAGAAAGTTACAAGAGTTGGATGACTCTATCGTCGGTGTTGAATTTATTTTAAATGTTCAAAGTATTGCTGACGCCGTTCAACCTGAAACAGATAAATTACTAGGTAACTTATGAAGCAGTACCTTGAATTACTAAAAGATATTTTAACTAACGGGGAAACAAAAGATGATAGAACTGGCATTGGGACTATTAGTGTGTTTGGACGTCACCTTCGCTTTGATTTGCGTGGGGGCTTTCCAGCCGTCACTACTAAAAAACTTGCTTGGAAAGCGTGTGTAGGTGAACTACTCTGGTTCATTGAGGGCAGCCGAGATGAACGACGATTGGCAGAACTAACACATGGCACCCGTGATGGTGTCGCTACTATCTGGACACCAAATGCACTAGCCAGTTACTGGAAACCTAAAGCGAAGTTTGACGGTGATTTAGGTCGTGTATACGGAGTACAATGGAGACATTGGCTTACTCCCGTAACACACAAGAGTGAAGTCTTTATGGATGACTTTGGCTCTACGTACAACCGTAAAGGTAGTATACATCATAAAGAAGTAGACCAACTAAAAATATTAATAGAGGGTATCAAACAAGACCCCAATGGTCGTAGACATATACTCACTGCGTGGAATCCAGGTGAGTTAGATCAAATGGCACTGCCACCATGTCATGTATTATGCCAATTCTATGTCAACAAGAATAAAGAATTATCTTGCCATATGTATCAAAGATCAGTGGATGTTTTTTTGGGCCTCCCCTTCAATATTGCTAGCTATGCGTTATTCACTCATTTAATAGCACAAGTATGTGGGTTGGGTGTTGCTGAATTAGTCATTAGTACAGGTGATACACATATCTATACTAATCATGTTGAACAGGTTAAAGAACAATTAAGCCGTGCTCCATTATCACTACCTACATTGAAGATTAATCATACTATTAAAAACATAGATGATTTTTCACCGAACGATATTGAGTTAGTTGATTACAAGTGCTATACTTCTATCAAAGCAACTATGGCAGTATGACAACTGAATCAGACATAATTGAATGCGTAGTACATACCATTCAAATGAGTGATGTAGAAGATCCTGATTTATTTGTTGCTGATCCTATTTGGAAATGGCAACAAACAGAAGAAGGTAAATGGATTATGGAACATAGTATTCCTACTCCAATTTGGAGAAGATATCATGACGCAAGCAATTATGGATATTCATACTCTATCAATGCCTTTTTGAAATCAAAAGATTATGTATTTTGGAAGTTAAAGTATAAATGAATATATTAGTAACAGGTGGATGTGGACTCATCGGACACAATGTAGTATCCCGTTTACAAAAATTAGGACATCAAGTTTCAATAGTTGATAACAAAACTAACTATGGTATTATTCCTCAAGCTGAAATTGATTATCTTATAAGCGAACGAGAAAAGAAGATTGGTAATAATAGTTTTGTTTATGTCAAAGATATTTCAAATGCTGATGATATAGATAAAATATTTAATATTGAAGAACCTGAAATTGTAATTCACATGGCTAGCTTTCCTAGACAGAAAGTTGTCAATAGTAACCCAGCATTAGGTAGTCGTACCATGAGTGAAGGGTTACTTAACTTGTTAGAAACCTGCAACAAATACGAAGTACGCAAATTCATCTATATGAGTAGCAGTATGGTATACGGAGACTTTACTGATGATGTGAAAGAAGATGCTATTTGCAAACCACAGGGTCAATATGGTATAATGAAACTAGCAGGTGAATGGCTGGTTCGTGATTATTCTCGCAGAACTAATCTTGTACACACTATCATTCGCCCGAGTGCAGTATACGGACCGTTAGATGTTGAAGATAGGGTTATTAGTAAATTCTTACTTACTGCTATGCGCGGTGGAGTATTGAAAATCAACGGTGAGAAAGAGACACTAGACTTTACCTATGTAGATGATGCTGCTGATGGAATTGTTGCTGCGGCATTAAGTAACAATACAGAAAACAAAACATACAATATTACAAAGAGTCATAGTGTTACCTTACTTAAGGCTGCACAGATGGCATTGAGTTTAGCAGGTGGAGGTCAGTTAGAAGTTAGAAGCAAGGATGCTGATTTCCCAAGTCGTGGTGCATTGAATATTGATGCTGCTAGACAAGATTTTGGATATGATCCTAAAATTGATGTAGAAGAAGGGTTTCAAAACTACTACAATTGGCTAATTGATGATATGTATTTCAATAAAGATAAATATCTAAATGTTGATAATATCATTCTTACCTAACTGGGTATTTCATCTATTGCTTACAGCCGGTATATTGGGTACAATAGCCGGCTTTGTTTTGGGCATGATTCCTTTAATACAAAAGTACATATTCCCTATAAGAATTATTAGTATATTATTATTATCGTTTTCGTTGTATATAGAAGGTGGTTTGTCTAATGAAGAATCTTGGCAGTTAAAAGTTAAAGAGGTAGAAGCTAAACTAGCACAAAAAGAAGTGCAAAGCCAAGCAGAAACTGTAAAAATTGTAGAAAAAGTAGTTACTAAGATAGCATATATAAAGACCAAAGGTCAAGATATTATCAGGTATCTTGACAAAGAAGTAGTAAAAGACAATGAGGTTATCAAATATATTGAAAACTGCCCTGCCATACCTCAAGTTATACTTAAATCAGTAAACGAAGCAGCAACTATCCCGCATCAAGCAACAAAATGAAATATTTAATTATACTATTTACTGTTTTATTAGCATCTTGCAGTACTCCTGTGCCGTTAACCCCTAAATTTCCAGAGGCCCCTGCTACTTTATTAGAGGGTTGCCCCAAACAATTAGAGAAAATTGAAGGAGATTCCGTCACAATAGTTGATTTTACTAAAAGTGTAGTTAAAAATTATGCCACTTACCATGAATGTGCTGCTAAGTATGCCGGTTGGATTGAGTGGTATCAGATTCAAAAAAAGCTATGGGATGAATCTAACTAATCCATAAATAGTGATAAATACACTATAGTTTAGGATTTAGACATGACTCAAGAAATAATCAATATAGG